CAAATGCAAGAAACGCTACTTTAAAATTAACGGGAACTTTAGCAGCAAACAGAACTGTAACTTTACCGGATAGTCTTGAAAAAGTTTTTAATGTTATTGATGGAACAGACCATGCAGGGAATACATTAACATTTAAAACTGCATCCGGAACTGGAGTCCTTTTGTGCGAGGGTAATTGTTATGTTCTTTATTCAGATGGAACAAATGTAGTAAAAGCGAATGAGTATAGAAAATGGAGAACACTAACTGCAGCTGAAACAGTTCAAGCTGGAGCTAAACTTTTTATAGACACAACAGGCGGAGCTTTTACAGTTACACTACCAGCCTCACCTGCTGTAGGAGATGAGGTTCATTTTATAGATTCAAGATTTAATTTCGATTCTGCTGCATTGACTGTAGGCAGAAACAGTTCTAAAATAGCAAACGCAACTTCCGACTTAGTTGTTAATACAGAGGGTGCAGGTTTTGGATTAGTTTATTCTGGTTCAAATATAGGCTGGACTTATATGGAGAAATAATATGTCAAATTACGAAGCAACAAGATACGATTTTTCTGGAGCAAATCTTACTGGTATCGAGGGGATTCCAACAGGAACTATTGTGCCGTGGTCTGCTTCTTCAGTGCCAACAGGATTTTTAGAGTGTGATGGATCAACTGTTTCAAGATCTACTTACTCTGGATTATTTGCAGTCGTAGGAACAACTTATGGAGCTGGAGATGGATCATCTACTTTTGGTATACCAGATTTACAAGATAATGTGTGTGTTGGAAAATCAAATAATAAAGCTTTAGCATCAACTGGTGGTGCGAATACTGTAACATCTACTGGAAACGTTGGTGGAACAACTGCTAACGCAACCTTATCAACAGCACAATTAGCTTCTCACACTCACCAAGTTCCAGGAGATAATATGAGTTCAAACACAACAAAATGTTTATTAGCGAGGCATACATCTCAAACTGTTGCCACTCTTTCTGCAGGTTCAGGCCAGGGACACCAACATAATATGAGTGCAACCTTTACAGGTGATGCAACATCAGTTTTACAACCTTTTTTAACAGTAATTTATATAATTAAAACATAGGAGAAATAATGGCAACATATGCAAATTGGACAGTGGTATTTGATGATAAACTAATCATTAATCAATCTGTGAAAAATGAGGACGGTCATCCCATAGGATATAAAATAGAGGATGATGCTTTTTGGAATGATTCTAAATGGTCTAATATTTGGGCTATTCAGTATAAGGATGATGATCTTGATTATAATGATACTATAGAGCATAGAGATCAAACACCACATACAACTTGGAATAAAGCTAACCTAGGAGATTTTAGAACACAATTTGTAGATAAATGGGATGCAGCGCATATTGCTTTATTACAATCTAATTGGGATGAAGACAGTCGTGAAGGTGAATCTGAAGCAGATAAAATTGCTAGATTAGGTCCAAGACCTACTTCTTATTCTTCTTATTAATCACATACAAAAATCTGTATTGTTTTTCTAGGAACCACTGGTTTCATTACAGGAGCCACTTTATGAATTAATGGGGCTTTTATAATAACCAATGAATTACCAACTAAAGGTATAAATCCATTAGCGTTTTTATTTGTAAATAAAAATTCTCCACCAAATTTTAAATTCCATCTTCTATTAACATAATAAGTTATACCATATTGTTTTTTAAAATCGTCATGCCAATTAATACCAGACTCATTTTCCATAGAATGGATTAACGGTTGAAAGTCCTTAATTTTAATTTTACAAAATGGATTATTTTCTAATAATATTTTAATTTTTTGTAAGGGTTCATATTTTATGTCTAAGGTAGTATTTTTAACAAAATTTTTATGACCATGTCTTAATGATTTTTGCCATTGTTGTTCTGTGGATTCTAAATTAATTAATTTACTTTTAAAAATATCATAGTGTAATTTTTTATAAGTAGGATAGTCTAAAAAATTTTGTATATAATAAAGTTTATCTGGTATTTGATATATAAGTTTCATCATCTTAGCACCTTACTCTTTGTAATCCTGTATAAATAAAGTAGCAGTATATCTTTTTAAATTAGGCACATTGCTAAAATGTGGAGAGTGATATTTAGAGGAGGGGAATAAAAGAGCTCTATTCTCTCTAAATCCTACATGCATATCTAAAACACGACCTTTAACACTATCATGATAAAAAACAGTTCCATTTGTTACGGCTTCTGGACCCGATAACATTACTAACATATTCATTATTATACCTTCTTTAGAATCATGATGAGGTATAAAACGATCTAGATTTCTTTGATCAATTCCCGAATCTTCATGCACTTTATTAATTTTTATTTTAAATTTTAATTCTGTTTGTTTAATAAAAAGTTTTTTTAAATTTAAATCGTTTTTTAAAAGCCATCTATTACCATAATAATTTTCTTTATTTTTTTCAATAGTATCATCAATGAACCTAGGTATATAATAAGCCTTAGTTAAAACAAAGTCTTGAATAGATTTTAAATCTTTATCTTCAAAAAAATTATCTATTATTTTTATCATCTTAACATCATCCAAGATGTTACTATATATTTTTCACCAGACAAAGGTGGGTTTCCTCTATGGAGATATGGAAAACCTGCAGGCCAAATAACTATTCTACCTTTTTTAGGTTTTACCCTTTTAGAAAAATGTAAAAACTCTGTCTCTCCGCCCTCCTCTACATCATTTAAATATATGGAAAAAACAAAGGCACGAGGTTCATTATCAAAACCTTTACCATGTTCTAAATGCCATACGTGATAACCCTCAGTGGGTAAAGTTTTTTGTAGTTTTAATTGTGTATAATGAAAAGTATCTTGATCATAAGATTCTAAAGCACCTGTATTTTTTTCATAATGTTTCCAAGCTAGATCAAAATTAAACATCATCGTTTTTAATTGCTCCCACCATACATCTACATTCCATGGTGCTGCAAAGTATTGTTGATCTTGTTTTTGTATTATAGGTGCTTGTTCAAAAGAAAGTCTATTTATTGTTTTATTAAATTTATTTTGATCCTCATATAGTTTAATAGCTTTATCACAATCTTCGTGTGTAATATAATTATCATATATGCCAATAAAATTATTTATGCTAAATGTTTTTTCTATCATTATTTATGTAAAACAAAATTAATAACTTGTCTATATACAGAGTTAATTGGACAACATGCGGCATGTCTCATGTTACTATTAAAAACAACTGCTCTTCCTTGCCTAGGAGAAATTCTTTTTACTGTGTTTAATTTTTTATCAAAAAAGAAAGTATCTCCATCACTGTTATTTACATAGTATATTATGCTAATACTTTTTTTAATATTAGAGTCAATATGAATTGGACCATACATATCTTTATTATTTTTAGGGTAGGGAAAAGTAGTATTAATTTTTATTCTTTGAATAAATCTATTAGATAATTTATTAATATCTAAAAGTGAATAAGAATGTGTAAACAAAAAAGGATTATATATTAAATTATCTGAAAAAATTGTATTCACAAATTGTGGGTAGTCTATTGTATTATTTGTAGGAAAGTCTTTAACATGTACGCTTGTAGTAAAAAATGTATGATTTCTACATTCTTTTTTAATACAATTAATAATTTCTAATTGTTGTTGTATATTTGCAAAATCATCTATCACTTTAATCATTTTTTATTTATTTTTTCGTAAAGATCTTTTTCTTTATCCCAGTTTGGTGTTTGTGTTATATTTAAAACTAAATTATATCTATTTTTATTACTTTTAGATTCATCAACTCCATGTAAAATATATGGAGGAAAAAAATAATAATCTCCTGCTTTAGGTATAATTTTTATATTTAATTCAGGTAATATTAAGGGCTCACCTTCTGTTAAATAGAGTATACAATGATAACAATCGTGAATATGTTGAACAACATAATCTCCTTTTTTAAGCTCATTTCCCCATGCATTTTTAATTGTTTTTCTTTCATAAAAAAATTTAAATAATTCTGGGTTGCTTAAAACATGTTTGTTTATACAAAAATTTATAAACTTAGTGACTATTTTGTTGTTTATAAAATAACCCCAATCCGTTTTACCTCCTTTTACATTAGTAGCATAAGATTGTTTTTCACTAATATTATTTTTAACCTCTATAATTAAATTGTGAATATCCTCTGCAAAGGGATAATTACCGTGAGTGATACTTATTGTTCTAGGGTATGTAATGGTTAAGGAGTGAGAATGGTTGAGAATAGGATCATTGTTTAAAAACTCTATCATATAATTGTCTCTTTTATTCTTTCAAAATCTAATGTATAAGCTACTATATGCTACAAAAGATAGGATTTCAACCCGGTATTAATAAGCAAATTACGCCCACAGGAGCAGAAGGGCAGTGGGTAGACTGCGATAATGTGCGTTTTAGATATGGAACACCTGAAAAAATAGGTGGTTGGAATCAATTAGGAACTCAAAATGAAAATGAGCTTACAGGGGCTGGAAGAGGTCTTCATCATTATATTAATAGCTTAGGAAGACGATACGCTATTATAGGAACAAATAGAATTTTATATGCTTTTTCTGGAGGAGTTTTTTATGATATTCATCCTATTCAAACAACCACAACTTTAACGAGTGCATTTAGTACAACTAATGGATCGCCAACCGTAACAATAACTTTTTCTAGCGCACATAATACAGCTGTTGGAGATATACTTCTTTTAGATAATTTCACTGCAATTACTAATTCTAATTTTAGCGCGTCAGATTTTGATGAAAAAAAATTTATGGTTGCGAGCACACCAACGACAACTACTCTTACAATTACAATGCCCTCTAATGAAACAGGATCTGGAGCAACAACATCTGGAGGTATTAGGGTGCAAAAATATTATACTGTTGGTCCAGCAGTACAAGCAAAAGGTTTTGGATGGGGACTAGGATCTTGGGGAGGTGAAGATACAAGTGCAATCACTACAACTTTAAATGGTGCTTTACTAGATGATACTGCAGGAACAGGGGGATCGGGAACTTCTATTACATTAACTAGCACAACAAACTTTCCTGATTCAGGAACAAATTTTATTCAAGTTGGAAATGAAGAAATATCTTATACAGGTGTTTCTGGAAATAATTTAACTGGTATTACAAGAGCTGTTAGAAATTCTACTAGGTCAGCACACAGTGATGGTGCTACAGTTACAAACTCATCAGAATTTGTTGCATGGGGTGAAGCTGCGTCAGGAGACTTAGTTCTCGAACCAGGAATGTGGTCCATAGATAACTTCGGTGACAAAGCCATTTGTTTAATACATGATGGTCCAGTATTTCAATGGGACTCATCACTAACAACAGCTACAGATACAAGAGCAACAATTATAACTGGTGCACCAACAGCATCGAGACACATGGTTGTATCTACACCAGATCGTCACTTAGTATTTTTTGGAACAGAGACAACTATTGGAGATACATCAACACAGGATGATATGTTTATAAGATTCTCTGACCAAGAGGATATAAACACATACACACCCACAGCAACTAATACAGCTGGTACACAAAGACTGGCTGATGGATCACAGATCAGAGGAGCGATCAGAGGTCGTGATGCAATCTATGTGTGGACTGATACAGCTTTATTTACACAACGTTTTGTTGGTCAACCATTTACGTTTGCCTTTTC